GCTCAAGCGACTCCCGCTTGAGACGGTCACGGATAATTTCGGGGATAGATTCCCGGACGCTCGGCGCCTTGCCGGGCGGGCTACATTAATCTCGGGCGGGGTGTCCGTTAACACTCCAAACTTTGTCGGGGATGCTAGCTAGTGTCCCGTCCAGCGAGACATGGGCTTGGCAGGTGCAGCCGGAACTGCGTGAGGCAGCGGCAACACGAGCAGGCTCATGGAAACTCACCACCTGGGAACACGAGCCGCGGGAGGGATGGATTTGGGACGACGACCGACTCGTCTGTGTTGAGATTGTGCTCACCGAACAAGAGCTTAACGCTTTGAACGCGACCGCACGGCAGAACATTGCCTCGGGAGCGAAAGAGCAGGTGCTACGGGGGAGCATGGAGCAGACAGCAGCGCGTTTGTGGAGGACCGGGTCACTAATTGATATGGCCCTCCGCATTCTGGCACCGGAAATGGTGGTGCGCTGGATTCGAGGCGGTCAAGTCCGACACCCGACGTGGTTCACTTTGTGTTGCGGTTATGAACGAGGCAGGTTTCGCACTGAGTGTACGTGGATTGGGGCTCCGAGTGAGACGAAGCGCCGCCACTTCAGTCTGCGCCATTTGTTTTGGGGCGGCAGCGGTGGCGGCGACGAGCCCGACGACGATGGGGATGGTGACGACGACCCATCGTCTTCCTCAAGCACTAGCGGAACTGGTGGTGAGGGTGGGAACGCCGATCCGACGGTGTCAGAGAACGCCGAGGGAAGGATCAGGTGGCCGGAGGTGAGTGACCTTGCTGTGCGCAGTGAGGAGCAGGAGGCTTTGGTGTGTGCTCAGCCGCACGGGCGTTACATGAAAGTGTTGGTGCCATACCCAGCTAGCTGGGGCTTGGCAGACGCTCGTAGGTTGCTTCGCACGGTCGCGCCCGTTGGACTGTCTCCCGAATCGACCACAGATGACAAGCCAGAAGAGTTCGTAAGCACGCGTGTTGTGCCAATGCTTGCTGTGCTCGGCCAGGACCATGACAAGGACAAACCCAAAGACCGGGCGCCCATTGTGGGCGTGCTGGTCGCTCCTTGTTCTGAACTACCTAACGTGTACACGAACTCATTAGCAAATGTGGAGAGGGCGATAGAGAAGCGGCTCACTGAGAAAGCGAGACCATGCACATGGACGAAAAGTGACAAGAGGAAAATTGGAGATTTCGTGCGTGCAGCCATGAGTCATAAAGGCATTTTCAGTGAGGAGCGGGTGCGGTCGTGGTTCGAGGCGCATTTCGACCTTGTCGAAATGCGCTCGAACAAGTGGGGGGAGAAACGCTTCACAAGCGTGTTCGAGGCACTGTTGACGCAGGTCGACCCGGAGTTCCGGTTCAAGACCGCGGTCAAGCCTGAACACATGCCGGAGGGCAAGGCGCCACGGTTCCTAATTATTGATGGGGACCATGGGCAAGTGCTCGCTCTCGCTTCTGTGAAGTGCATGGAAGAGGTCTTGTTCGAAGTGATGGAGTCACACTCCATTAAACATGCGAGCAAGAACGACGCCATGGAACGTGTGCTCAAGCACATGGTCCCACCCCGCGAAGCCAGTCGTCTGGGAAGTACTTTCGTGGAGGGCGATGGTTCAGCATGGGACACTACCTGCAACACAGAGGTGCGCGGGTGCATCGAGAATCCCGTTCTGGACCATATAAGCCGTGTCTTGGCCACGACGTACATACAGCCCGCTAGTTGGGCAGAGGCGCACAACAAAGCTAACAACGCGAAGACTCTCAAGCTGTTCTTCAAGAAGTATCACGAGCAGGCGCACGTGCAGATTGCGGCCATACGCCGCTCGGGCCATCGCGGCACGAGTGTGCTGAACTGGTGGGTCAACTACACAATGTGGGTCTGCAGCTTGTTTGAGTCTCCGCAGGTTTACCTGCGTCCGGAAGCGCGATGGGCAAAAGACGTAGCAGGGGTGCGCCGTTGGTTCTACGGCGTGTTCGAAGGTGACGACTCGGGCATAAGCACAAGTCCGAAACTGTGCGATGTGTCCGCGGACGACGTCAAAGCCTTTCGCGATGGCAAGGTCAACGCGCGGGAATTGGGGGACAAGTACTGTGTCCCAGACGGCAGTATTGCCGCATCGATTTCTGCGTTAGCATTTTGGGACCGTGCAGGTTTCAACATGAAATGGGAGTTCGCTAAGAAGCGAGGGACCATCGTGGGTTGCCACATTGGGCTCACCGAAACGGACCCAGGGTCCAAAACAGGGTGTGTGGTTCCTACTGGTGTGTTTTGTCCCGAACTTCCTAGGGCGCTCAAGGGAGCTGTTTCATGTTCACCGGCCATCATTCAGGCGCTCAAGAACTGCGCGAGCGTGGAGGATCCGTCTCAGGGCAGTAACCTCAAGGACTTCAGGGACCTCATGCAAATTGTGTGCGCATTCGCATTGTCAAGGGCGGCAGACTTCGCCGGCAAGATACCGACGGTGTCCAAGAAATACCTTGAATATGCTAATCGCGTGCCTTATGTGAAGGAGGAGCACGATTTTGAGGACCGTGAGATGAGTATCCGCGCGACGGGCGCCGAGGGCGCGTCTTCCACCGACGTCCGTGATATGATCATGGCACGTAACGGTGCCGTGACGGTGGCAGACGAGCAAGCCTTCCTGGAAGCTTTGGATTACACGGCGACTGACAAGGAGATTCAATTCTTCAACGAGACCATGTGGGATATCCATTGCTTGGATCGGCATGATGACTTTGGGCGTTCCATCCCCACCCGGTGGAGGGTGGGGGGTAGCATCTAGTCTCACCGCTGGATAAGACGAATTCGGCCTGCGGTGCCGGTATGCCTCGCGCTGCCGTCGCCGGCTTGGACCGCTGCATTTGTAATTCTTTTTACAAAGGGAGCTGTTGGGGAGGAAATGCCCCGACGGGAGATGGCGTTGTGCGTGGTGATTATGGGGGCTTACCGTCTCGCCCGGGTTCACGCACTGAAGGGGGCCGCACCCTTAGCCAGCCTTGTTCTTCTGGTTTGCTCGCCGCCGTGAGTAAACTGAGAGCCTGACCCACCATTAACGGTGTGCGACGACCCAGACCCGTCGTCTGAGGTGAAGGCCTATGGATTTTCCGCCACACCCCTGCGGTTGGGCTGGCCAGCCCATAAAATCCAAACCCGAGACCCCCAATGCGGTAGGCACCTACTAGTGGCCGGAATGCCATTTTGGCTCGGCCGCGTACGAGGAGAAGTCGAAGCTGGTCACTCCTGCCGTGAGGCGTTGTGGTTGGTTAGGGGTCCAGTGTTAAATGGTACGGTACCGAGGCCCGGCGTATCCGGGTGGCACGTTCACGGGCAGGAGTGAGGACCACGGTCGTCGTGGAACCGGTCTCCGACCACCCGCATGAGCCAAGCGGACGGAACCCTTCGATTCCTGGTCTGTTTGAGCTTCTGCCCACGGGCGTGCCGGGATGTATAGTTTAAATCGGCGGAGGCATGAGTGGCAATGTCGGACTTGTCCGGGCGGCCACGGTGTCTTGCGGAGCGTCAGAATAAAACAAAATAGAAATCTGGCGTTCCGTGGCCTCAAAGCAGGCCAGCATCTCACAGGCACATGAGGCCTGGGTGCATAAAGCGACTCCCGCTTGAGACGAGTGAGTTATATTTTACCATCGGCGTGATACGCACGTTGTTTAACGCGAGTGGCAGCGATGGCGAAGCGTGGCAAGGGTGTGATTCGCAAAATCAACAAGACTAAGCGTCGTGGCAAGGGCAAGGCTGCCACCAGGGCCACAGCTACCCGTGTTCTTGCGCAGGGCGCCGGCGCGGTACCGCGCCGGCCCTTTGGTAGTGGGCCGCGGGTGAAGAAGACGCCAAACCATTTGTTGCTCGACGCGAGACTCACACATCCGTTAGGACTTCCCCGCCCAGTCGGGCCCTACACCACGATTCGTATTACGAGAGCTTTTAAGACTAGCGCTCGGATCGTGGTTTTGTGCCCCTGGCTGCGTGAGGAGGCCTATTTGCCAACGTACACTGGGCGCAATTGGATGAGCAGCATCGCTGCATACCCATTGGATGCCACCAAGGCCTTCGACGACGCGACGAACACTGTTTTCGTTGACAGTCCGTTGGGTTCTCTTGGTGACGCCAGTGAGATAGTGCCGTCGAAATACACGGTGCAGGTCATGAACGCGCACTCATTGAACAATGCCCAGGGTTTGTTCATGATGACCCGAGTGAACCAGCAGTTAGCGCTGGGGGGCACTTCGGGCAATTGGGACGAGCTGGCCCACAACGTTGTGGCTTATTATTCACCCCGTGTTCTCACGGGCGGGAAATTGGCGTTGCGTGGCGTGGTGAGTTCCGCGTACCCACTCAATATGAATGAGTACGCCGCGTTCGCCCCTGTAATAAAACAGGACGAGGTCACCACGGGTGACAAGTGGGCGACGAACATTAACCCCGGGGCGATGACACCCATCGTTTTCTTAAATGAAACGACGGGTGATGGTTTGAGCTTCCCCATTGAGTTCCTGGTCACGATGGAGGTGCGGGTGCGGTTCTCGCCTCTGAACCCCGCCACGGCCTCACACTCATACCATGCCCCGATGGGAGACAGCGCGTGGAACGACCTTATCAAATGCGCGTCCAGCATTGGTCACGGTGTCATGGACATCGTGGAGACAGTCGCAGACGCCGGCGCTCTCGCGACCGTCGGCGCGGCGCTCGCTTAGAGACGACGCGCGTGGTGTCGATGAAGGAAAGGGCGCATTAGCGTCAAATTCTCCCTGGCAAAGCCCAGGGTGAGACCGGTACTGGAAATTTTGGGTTTTGTGCGCCAGCCGGTATAAGCAATGCACTTAACTTCCCTGCCCCCGCCAAGCAGGT